GTGAATTTGTCATTGTAGATGCAGTAATTCGTGATATCCGTCTCCCAAACGTGATTCTTCAAAAAGTTGAAGAAGTTCAGAAAGCCAAACAAGAAGAGCAAAGACTAGCAATGGTCGAAAAACAGGCGATGAAGCAGCAAAAGATTAAAACAATCGAAGCTGAAACTCATTTAATCCAAGTAACAACTAAAGCCAAAGCAGAAGCAGAAAAAGAACGTATCGCTGCGGATGCGGAAGCGTACGCTGTACTTACAAAAGCTAAAGCTCAAGCAGAAGCGAATAAGGAATTATCCAACTCTTTAACTAAAGATTTGATTAAGTATCGTGAGATTGATCGTTGGGATGGTAAAATGCCACAAACTCTTCTGCAAGACGGAAAGCACACGTCACTTCTTATAGCTAAGTAGGTATAAATAGGAGAAACAATATGTTAAATATGTTAAAGGCGGAATTGGAGCCTTTAGGTATACTTGATGCCCCAAATAACCAATTTGTAAATAGTGTTACTAGAGCTATTCCTTTCGCTAACATACCAAATAAAATCAAAAATGTGATTGCTATATCACATCTTACCAATTTTGCTGGGCAGTTCCGAAGGAATATTAAACTATGGGACGATACTTTGGTACCTATCAATGCTATATCCTTTGTTATTATGGGTTCAGGAGCAGGAAAAGACTCTTCTAATAATGCAGTAAAAAAATGTTTTGCTCCTGGTTTCGAGATTATCGAACAGGAAGTAGAAAAAGCGGTAAAAACAGAGGCTATCCGTAAGGCAAGGAGTGCGGGTGAGGATCCCGCAGAAGAGTATGAGATCTATAAAGACTATATGAGCCCCATTCCACCTGTATTTATGTCTATAACTACGGGACCTGGGCTTATACAACATATTAATGATACAGCCGCTTTACCGTTGACAAGTACTTTTATGTACTCTGGAGAGATTTCTGACGAACTAGCTTATAACCCTAATGCAGTAGAAAATATCAAAATCCTATCAGAGGTGTATGATTTAGGTATTAAGGAGGCTGTATACACTAAGGGTAAAGAGTTCCGTACTGGTGAAGTAAACGGACAACCTGTATCGGCGCTGTTTGTTGGCTCTCCTGGTCATATTTTATATGACGAAGCCACCAAGAAAAAATTCCATGTAGCGTTTATGTCTAAATTGGCTAGACGATCATGGTTTTGTTACTCTCCCGACAGAATACAAGAGCCACACTTTGATTCTATCAGTGAAATGATCGAATATGAGGAGCGTATTAAAACCGAGTCTAAAGCTGCTAGGGCATCTGTAAGCGATGCTGTTAAGGCTATTACTAAATTCGGTATTTCCACCTGTGGTGAAGACATACTAGTGTCAGATGATGTTTTCCGTCTGTTTACAGTGTATAAAAGGTATAATAGGGAGCTTGTTGATGCGTTAGCTAACCAAGAGTCTACCTATGCCTTAATTCGTACCCATCTTCAGTGGAAGGCCTTAAAACTAGCGGGTGCGCTAGCCTTAATTAGCCGTTCGAATACTGTCGAAATTGAGCATTACATAGATGCCATTAGATATTGTGAAATGCTAGATCAGGATATGGAGGAATTCGAAAAAGACTTAAATAAAGCTCCTCATGAGCGTTTTGTAGACTATATTCATACACTAGTTACTAATGATAACAAAGCAGTTGTGTCTATTCATGACATTAAAAAGATGGGATTTGCTGCCAGTGTTTCTAGGAATAAGTTACAAGAGTTGGTTAAACTATGTGCTGGTTATGATATGGAAGGCATCTACTCCTTAGTAAATGAGGATAGTGCTGTACAGTATGAACCTGTGATTAAGACACAAGAAATAGCAGTGTCCTATAAAGAACTTGACATGTCTGCATTGAATGAGGCTGTTAAGAAAGGCGATACAACAGGGGTTAGAAAAGCTAAAGAGGCATTAGCTGCCACCACCGCTTACGGTTTTGAAGTAGGTGAAACTACATTTGAAGAATTAAGTGGACTGCTTGAGGGAGACTATGCCTATTCACCATTTAAGTTTAAGAATGGCGTAAGAAACAAAAATAATATCGAAGGGGGTACAAAATGGTTGGTGCTAGATATTGATGATTCTCTAATCTCTGCAAGTGAAGCACACTTTATGCTATCTGATGTAAACCACCATATAGCTTTATCTAGTGATCCTAATAACGAATTTAAATTCCGTGTATTAATTGAGCTAGATGCTTTCGTAACTTTAGATCCGGTAGCTTGGAAACACTTCTATTTGAGTATTGCTAACGACTTAGCATTGAAAGTAGATCCATTACCTCAATCTCAGATTTTCTTTAGCTACGCGGGTAGACCTGTTTTATCTATAGTAGACGCAGAACCGCTAGAGGTACGTGACTATGTGATGAGAGCGGTTGAAAAAGCTAATGCTAAAGAGTTTAAAAATAAAGTGGTCAGTACTGCACAAAAACGTGCATTGCTTGAAGATGCTTTAGAGACGTTTGCTTACGCCTTTAATGCAGAACATGGTACTGGTTCTAGAAATATGATTAGAGCTGTATACCATGCTAAAGACCTAGGGGCTACTCTAGACCAAGCTTTAGAATTGTTAGAGGACATCAATAACTATTGGATTCGTCCGATGGAAGAGGATCGTTTTGAGAAGCTTAAACAACAAGTAACTAATATGTATAGAAATGGTTAAAAGGATTGGTAATGAGCTATTTTGAATATAACGATGGAAAAGGGGTAGTACCAGAAGGAGTGTTTCGTATATCACCATCTGGATTATCAAGATTTTTCGATGATACCGCTAAGTGGTATAGAGAAAACTTGTTAGGGGAAGAAGGCTTTACAGGCTCTACGTCTACAGCATTAGGTACCTGTGTGCATGCAGGAGCTGAGATGTATGTTAAAGAAGGTACGGTACACCATGATCAAATACTTAGGTATATCGATAGTTTACCTAGTGACTACGATAAATTTTATATTAAAGAACAGTACCCGATAATGCTTGATGCGCTAATAGATCAGTACATCTCCAGTAATATGCCCGAAGAGACAGAGCTATTCTTAGCACAAGAGTTGTCTGAAAATGTTTGGGTAGGGGGCTCTATTGATAGCATCATAGGCAGTCGTATTGTAGATTATAAAACAACATCTTCAAAGACATTACCTACTACTGTAAATAGGGCTTATTGGTTTCAGCAAGTTACGTATGCGTGGCTTGCTCGTAAGCACGGTTATACTATTGACTCTTTTAGATTAGTGTATATAACAGTCAATGATACCGGACGTATTTCAGAAAAAACTGGGAAACCCTTAAAAGATTACCCGTCTAGGGTGCATGAAATTAACTATGTGATTACAGACTCGGATATGGATATTATAGATAATACCCTTAAACTTATATCCGAGTCTGTAGAGACATGGTATAAGCAACCGGAGCTAAGACATCTTCTAGCACAAGATATGCGATTAGCTCCTAAAAGAAAACCTAGGTTGTTTATAAATAAAGGATGATGTGAGGAACTATCAACCTTCTTACTAACAACTTAGTAAACTACTAACCTATAGGAGTAAACAATGGCAAATGGAGTAAAATTTCTAGTAGCAGCGTTCGAAAGTAGCGGTAAATCTACCCTTACTTCGCAACTAGATAAAGTATTGGTCTTTAATATGGATAAGAAAGAGTACGGATTTAAAGTACCTCATGTTAATATTAAAGGTTATGAAGGAATGGATGCCTTAATTGATCTGATAACAGAAAAGTTAGAGGCTTATAATGAAAAATTTGGAGAGTACCCTCAAACTGTGGTTTTTGACACAGTGACACAAATGTACTCAGCTATGCAAAAATACAACGGTACTAAGTACAAAGGGTTTGATGAGCATAAAGCAAATAATGCGGATACCCTTGCATTTAACGAGTTTATCGAAGACTCCCTAATCCCTAGTGGTATTAATGTAGTGATCGTAGCACATACTATTTATGATGAAGCTACAGGACGGCACATTATTCCAGCTACTGGGGCATTCGCTAAGTCAGGAAGCTGGCTTTCTGTTGTAAACGATGCTGTGTTTATTGAAAAGAAAGCTAATAAGCTATTGGTGCATACTAGTGGATTAAAATTTCCTGCTCGCACAACCTTAGATATCCCTACTGCTGTAGAAATCTCTGAGTATTCAATACAAGAGCACCTACAACAATTAATGGATAACAAATTCGAAGCAGAAGACTTCGTACTTTAATTTAATAATAAGAGGACATAACTATGCAACTAAAAATTTCAACAGATAAGAAAGTAATTACAGACAACATCGGAAGTAGTTTTATTAACAAATCTGGTGTATACCCAGTAACTATCAACTTTGCTTCCATCGGGGTGTCAAAAAATGGCGCAGAATCCGTAAATTTTAACATTACCTATGAAGGAAATACCCAGACTTTGTGGGGTCCGTATATTACAGATAAAGAAGGTAACCAGTTAGAG